ATTCCAAATAGTTCCATTGTTATAAAATTTTACCTACCACAACACCTTTAACAATCATTACCCTGTCATTTGCTACTGGAGTATAACTCGCTAAGTATGGTAAAGGTTTACTTAACGTCCCATCCTTTAAATCGATATCATAAATGATTTTCGGACGACCACTCGTGTGACTAGGATTAATTTTCCCAAATGATACTTCCTTTTTCGATTGAGGAGTTTTGAAAATTTTTATAAAATCGTCTGTATTGATCAAATCGACACCACTCTTCTAACTTCATGTTTCATTCTTCCACCGGCTTTTAAAGGAAAAGACCACGATGTTTCCGCGTATTTGTCTTTTATTCCTAATGGTGAATAATCAACTTCCAATACATCGGCATAACCATGCATTGGCATTATTGCTGTTTCAAATGTTACTTTTCCGTAAATCTGTGAGGCTTCAAAGGCTATTCGTTGTGTATAAGCATCCAATGATTGTTGATCAGCAACTTCTTGAATCTCCCTATAATCCACAATGTTTCTATTTTGGTTCACTGTAGATGTTAAACTTAATGGATTAGAATTTGTATAAACTGAATACATGGGAACTTGTTCAGGATTACTACAAACCACAACCCAAATGTTCGGTACTTCAAATAGGTCAAGTTCTTCCTCAACACCCGGGAAGGTAACTGAATTTTCATCATCTTGGTACGTATAATCAATTGCTCTAATAGAAGGACTTCGATAAGGATAAGACGTATACACACCATTTTCATCTACATGTAAAGGTGTGTAATTTATTTGTCTTAATAGTTCATTAATTACGACCAATTTTTCTTTACCTGCTTCAAAGTCAGCTCCAATAGGTAAAACTGTGTTCGAAAGTTCAATGTTATATCTCGTTATACCAGCTGAAGCAAGAATGTTAATTATGGCTGAGTAGTACGTAGTCCCCTGAGTAATAGTGTATCTTGTTTGGAATTTGTCTTGATTTAAAATTAATAAACCATCGAAAGCCTCTATATCTCTTATCACGTTATTATTAATATCTTTTTTAGTTGGACTTGATAAAAGAAAAACGCCTTGAGGAAATTCAACCCATATCCCATTAACTAGTAGCTGAACATATGGCTTAATTCTATTTTTCAAGAAATCTATTTCTCCATTGTCTACTAAACTAAATTTTGCGGTGCGTTTGATCGTTGATAACGCTTGTTGTTCAACTGTACATGATAAAATGTTTTTTAAATCTCCAATGACCTGATTGTTTTGATCTAATAGTTCATAACGAAAAGATAATCGGCGGTTTGGACTATGTAGAGCCTTTTTAACCGCCGATGCCAATACTCCATTTCTATCTAAAGACTGCATAAAAAAACACCTCTATATAAGGAGATGATAATACTAAGTTCATTAAATTCCCTCCGAGTAGTCAATTTCATAGATTGTTATATCCACAACTTGACCAACACTCTTATCTTTTATTGGAAATGAAGCCATAACTCCGAAAAGTTTTCTACCTTTCCCGTCCCTATAACATAAAGTATTCCTCGACTTTGCCATTGTCTCTAAAGCAGACATGTCATTTGAATTTTTAATAAATAGACTAGCGCTAATACTACCTTCTTCAGTTTCATCAAATTCAGCTACCGCTTTTTTGCGTCCAGCAAACATCATATATTCTACTTTAGTTTGCCAGGAAGAACCCTTATTCCCATCATGTAAAAACCTTATAGGGTTTGGATTGTCTACTTCATGTAGCCATATACCATTTAACAATATTAAGCTAGAAAAATGTAAAGTATCACTGAAGGTACCGTTAACCCCATAAGTTCTTATAAAATAATTCAACGCCTTACCGCTTTCAGTATTGTAATCTTTGTAATTAGATTGAACATTAGTTGCTATTTTTGTGAATTCCCCATTAATTTCTTTAAAAATCTCATGATAAGAGACAACTGGTTGTGGATTTACAGGTGTTTTATCAGTAATTTGCAACTCTATAAAACTAATTCCACTGACTAAAACTATATCTGGAATAGCTGGTGGAGTATAAGATACAGAAATATTCAAGTTTGCAAAATCCGAATAAATTGCCCCTGTAGTTGATAATATAGCAACTTGTAATTTATAACTTGTATTGTTGCTCAAATCAATTCCAATTGTTACCGCCTTATTGGAACTCGTTCTCTTTTCTTCCCAAATTGTTGTCACACCAGTTACATCTAAAACACGTACCCAATAATCACTTTGCGTTGGTGCGCTCCATTGAAGTGTCGGTCTAGCTATAGGTATTGTCGCTCCTGGTACGGTTATTGTTGGGGTCACAGGTTTATCAGCTGCGTTGAACGTCACAATTGAGGAATACGGACCACTTAATCCTGCTTGATCATAAGTTCTCACTTGCCATTCAATTACACCCACAGGGAAAGTGTTAGCTGGTATATCGTAATATTGATTAGTTGTTGTTTGTGTAATTGTGTTCCATGTTCCTGAACCTTGTAATCGCCATTGTAAATCAAATTTACTTTGAGGATCGCTCCCGTTTGGGTCTGAATGGGTCCAAGATAATCGATTAATAACCGCTCTGTCTTTGTATCCGCTTGAAGGGGTTAGTCCTGTTGGGGCGTTCGGTGCTAAATTATGAACGATTGTAAAAACGCCGTTAGAATTATCCCAATCGCCATAGGTAACGCCGTCATACGCCCTTATTCGTATTAATGCCGTACTTGTTTCTGCCTCACTAATAAAATCATAAGTATAAGATGTTACTCCTTGGGCCGTTAATGCGACAATATCTTTCCAAGTTCCACCGTTATTAGTTGATAATTGAATGTGGTATTTAAGTGTAGTTAAAATTACCAATTCTTCAACTTGGACAATTAAATCATCCCCTGTTGCATTTGCACCGTTAGTGTCGAAATAATTTCCACCTGTATACGCGTTTCCTGTGCTTTTTTTATAATTATTTACTGCGCTCGTTTGCGTAAATTCAAACGCTAATTTTTGGCCTGCTGTAACGCTTATCGGCGTTGGTAACTCAAAACGAATATACTCACCGTCTTGTGTGCCTACTTCCGTTAATGATTTAGTCGCATATGTAGTTGTGCCAGGAAATCCAGCCCCGTTTTCATTCTTAACATTTAATGTTAATGTTCCGATGTTGGCCAATGCACCCATTAATAAAACACTTTTTATTTTCCCTGTATTTACAACTGTATATGTTTGACCAAACATAGTGCTAATAGGAACGATGTTCGCGCTAGGGTTTGCTGTTGTGATTTCTACCGAATCACTCGCCCCTGTCCACTGAACAGTATGCGAACTATTCCACGTTTCACCGCCGTTAGGTGCTGTTACTGTTGGCGCTGTCGGTGAAACGTTGTATGTTATTTCCAATGCCGGTCTTTCATAATAATTAATTGCTTGGCTCGAATAAATAGAGTAACTATATGTGCTATCACCGCCAACTTTTGTCAACATAAGGCCATTATTTGTTTTTACTCCATTAATCCAATCTTTAACTAATTGCGTTAATGATGCACTGTGCCAATAATAATCCGTCGCACTATTTGTTTGTGTGATTGTCGTTGTTGCTAAATTTGTCCCTGTAGCTGGTGCATTACTGTAATTGATTCCTGTTTCTGTCCAACTTCCTAAAACTTCATGTATACCAATTTGAATTGTAAAAAATGAACCCTGTGAATCCCCGCTGTATTTACCGAAAAATCTAGCGGTTGAAATGTCACCTTTGATATTTGATAAATCATATTGAACGAATGATTTAACAGCACCGTTTACACCACCAGCAAACGAAAGATATAAATATCCATCATTACCGTTTACACTTGTTACATCCGCTCTTACATACGCATCTTTTGATGCCGTTTCATTTGGTCTGATTTTAACTGTCGGGTCAATATAAATCGGATAAACTAAATCAGTAACATCAGCCTCTAAATCAATAAAAGTATCTTCTCCAACTTGTCGGACTGTTTGACTAACATCTCGTTTCATACCTTCTGCATCCTCTAACCATGCAGGCTCTAAAGCTAACGTTCCCGCTGTTAAATCATCATCTAACGTTCCATCTACCAGGAATGAAAATTTGTGTGGCGAACGATCCGTTTTTAATACAATTGTTTCTTTAATCCCTTTATCGTTCAATTCAAGGCATACGTCCGAATCATTCCATACATCTTGGAAATGGATTTTATTTTTTAATTCGTTATCTAATACACCCATTGAAGGGCTAGCGTTAACAGGTTTAAAATGCAATGTATTTCCGCCATGTCCTATACAATAACCCCTTTGAAAGTTTCGAGGTACTTTTGACATAAACGGAACTTTTAACCCTTGGAAATCATAATTTTCACGATTTAATTTATCGGCCTCTTTATCCACTCTGGATCGTTCGATAGCATCCAACAATAAATCTTGGCCATACATTTCTATTGGTCCATCATAGTCAAACAAATCCGCCTCGTCTGATAAATCAGTATCGATATTATGCAAATTCCCCTCATAATCCATAAAATGAACAGGGCTTTGATAAATTTCTGTTGTATATGATCCGTCGAAATTGATCCAGGTTTTAGAATTTGGGGACCTTTTATTCAACATTTCCCCTAATCTGAAATTTTGTGAAGGCATAATAAACCTCCTTAATAAGCCTTAACGGTTTGTGGTAATTTATTAAAGAAATCTACAACATTATTAAACTCTTGAACATCTTTAGCTGAAATTGAGACATTGATATTTCCAAATGAATTCGAATTCGTATTAGTAATTTCCTTTGTAATGGAATTTGTTGAAGTTCCAAGCGACTTAGAGTTCGTCATGGTCTTAACAGCTGAAGAACTTGGAATGTTAACTGTCGGTACATTCAGAGCACTGGCTATGGTTTTTTGCACACTAGAAGCAATTGCTTGTGCTTGTGCCATTAATTCTCCGCTCATAGATTTCATTCCATCCATTAATCCTTTAATTGCATTTTTACCGATATCCGGTAAAGTAGCTTTCAATACATCAAATTCATTTTTTGTACCTGTGGTAATTTCTTTAATTTTCGTCTGCCATTCTATTTTGTATTCATCTAATTGCTTGGATGTTGCAGATTTTAATTCTTCAATTTTTTTGGCAGTTTCAACTTTTAATCCTTCAAGTTCTTTAGTAGATTCATCTTTTGCCAAAGAATGCTTTTCTTTCCATAAACCTTGATATTGCTTCAATTGTTCATCAGTTAATGTAGTAAGTGCTGCAATTTCAGCATAAGCTTTTGGCCCCATATCTTGTAATTCTTTCAAAAGTCCTTCATCTATACCTCGTTTCGATAAGGTTGTGATGTTATTTGACCAATCTTGAAATGCGGTTACTTGACCTTTTAAATTATCTAATAATTGTTGACCACTAATATCTGATTTGATTTGTATCTCATCAAAAAGCCCGGCAAATGTATACAAAGATTTTGTACGATCATCTAGCGCTTTATTATATTCATCTGTTAATTTTTGTTCATCTTCAGCTAACTTTCGATTTGTATCTTTTACTTTTTGTAAATAGTCATCATTCAAAGCTATTAATTTATCGTGAATTTGTTGTTTTACCTGATACGCTTGTTCCTCAAAATATTTCCGTTCATCAGAACCCTTTTTATATTTGGAAATCATTTTTTCTAAGTACTTCTCTTCTTCAACCAATGACATTTGATTAAGTTTTACTTTATTTTCGTAAGCTGTTTTGTCATATTTAAACGCTTCTTTTGCATTCTTTTCTCTCGCAACTGCAATGTATTTATCTACTCTTTCTATAGCCTCTGGAACTTTTGCATATTCTTTTTTCAAGTCGTCTAATGCGTCAACATATGATTTGAATGTAAGTTTTCCAGCTTGGAAATTATAATTAATCTTCCTTAATTCAGACTCAAAAGATTTTTTAGCTTCAGCTGCTACTTTTTTCGCTTGTTCTGCAGCTTCTTTTTGTTTACTTTTCATTCCTTCAGTTAGACCTTCAACTGTATGTTGACCAAGCTTATGCGTGACTCTTGAAGGAGAATGCATATCTAGTACACTCATAATCGTCCCTGTAATGCTATCTGCTATATTTTTAACTGTATCTTTTACTCCGCCAGCAATACTCTTCATTCCGTTTATTAATCCCTGTATAATGTCTTTTCCTATTTGTTTGAAATTAACAGACTTAAAGATACCTACAAAGTTATTCCACATATTTTTTCCTATATCTATGAGTGCATCAAAAGCACCTTTCCAATCTCCCTGGAACACTTTAACGAATATCTTAATGACTCCTAATATAATGTCGAGTGCATTTTTAATGGTTGCTTGAATTAATCCCCAAGCAATTTTAACGACTCCTGAAATAATTGGCCAAACGATTTGGAACACACCTTTAATGATTTCTATTCCACTTTTTACAGCATCCATTACATGTTTCATATAACTAGATACGATGTTCATAATACTCTCGCCATTTTCTTTCCAAAAATCCTTAATTTTACCTAGTTGAGAACTAAAGAAGGTTGAAACAGAGCCCATGACATCGTGAACAATATCATTTATAAATTTCATAGTATTTTTGAGGAATTCTCCAATGTGAATCCAAATTTCAGTAACTTTGTTTCTAAAGGTTTCATTATGTTTATATAAAGCAACAAAGGCAACTCCAAGACCTACAATTGCAGCAACCGCAATTCCTATTGGACCTGTAATGGCAGTTAAAGCTCCACCCAGAACACTCATTACTCCACCAGCTTCTGCAATAGCTGTTGCAAGTGGAGCAAATACCCCCATAAGTGCTCCGAATCCAGAAATTGCACTTCCTACAATTGCTAATACGATACCTATTGCTGTAACTATTCCTAGGAAAGCCGTAGCAATTACACCACCAATGGCAATAAACTTTTGTGCAGTTGGACTTAAATCATTAAATTTGTTCACTAATATTTGTATAAATCCAGTCAATTTTTGCATTATTGGTATCAAAGCAGTACCCAAACTAATTTCTGCCGTCTCGACAGATCCCTTAAGATTCTCTAAAGCACCTTTAAAATTGTTCATTTTTTCCGCAGCAACTTGTGCTGCAGTTACTTTACTCATTTCCTGATACATTTGCTTTATTCCATTTGAACCCTCTTTATAAAGTACATTTGCAGCTCGTATAGCATCAGAACCAAACATAGAATATAGGTACTGTTGACGTTGTTCTGCGTTTAATCCTTTTAATGAATTTTGAAGAATTCCAGCGATTTCTGACATCTTTTTGATGTTCCCATGTGAATCAAAGAAAGCGTTTGAGCCATTTTTTGTCACAATACCTAATTTCATCATTGTTCCTATTGCATCGTTACTTTTTGGAATTAAGTTATTTAACATTGTTTTTAATGAGGTACCTGCGTCGGAACCTTTTAAACCGTTATTTGCAAAAAGTGACAATGCTGTAGTAGTATCTTTAAAACTTAATCCTATACCAGATGCAACTGCAGAAACTTGAGATAGACCAAACTTTAATTCACCAACAGAAGTAGCCGAAGCATTTGCTCCTCCAGCAAGTAAGTTAGCAGCTTCAGTTACATTTAAGTTATCTGCTTTGAAGGCATTTAATGCAGTTGATGCTATTTCAGCTGCATCTGCAAGATCTAATTCACCAGCTGTAGCTAGACTAAGCGCCCCTGATAATCCGTCATTTAAAATGTCTTTTGTGCTTACCCCAGCCTTTATTAATTCTTCAATACCTTGAGCAGCTTCTAAACTTGAATATTTTGTTTTTGCTCCTAAATCTATTGCGAGATTTTTTAGTTTTTCCATCTCTGGCACAGTAGCGCCGGAGACAGCTTTTATGTTGGAAATTTGAGCTTCAAAATCAACTGCAGATTTTAATGCTAAACCAAAACCAGAAGCAAGCGCAGTAGTTGCTGTTCCAAAACTCATCGCTATATTCATTCCAGCTGATTGCATTTTTTGACCCAAATTAGTCATGCGTTCACCAGTATCATGTAAACTTTGTCCTAATCTTCCCCAGGAGGTTTGTTGAGCTTCAATGCGATGATTTAGTGTATTTAATTCATTTTCTGTCCTACGCATTGCAGTTAAAGCTCGATTGTAAGCTGTTTCTGCATCCAATGTAGCTCTGGAATTACTTCCCTGTTCTTGTCTTAAAAGTTCAAACCTTCTTCTTAATTGTTCTGCTACTTCTGTTTGATGTTCTAACTTTTCATTTAGGAAACCAGCTTTAAATTGTAAATCTCCTAAATTATTACTAAATCTATCTACTCCAACGGTTGCGGATTTAAACTGAGATTCTAAGTTCCTAAGTGAGCTATTTACTAACTTTAAATTCCCTGTAAAATCTGCACTATCTAACCCTAACCGGACGCTAAGATTCCCAACTTCAGCCATATGCTCACCACCTTTTAAAACACTTGATCAATAAAGCCTTGCGGTTCTGATTCGTCATTCTCGTCTTCTAATAATTCCAAATAAAAGTGGATGTCCATTTCGTCAATCTGAGGCAATGTCCATCCACCTTTTAATAGACTTCGATACATATCTTTAATCGTTTTATATAACTCTTCGATAGTTACTTTTTTCCCCCATCACTTGCCTTGCCGTTTCCAATTACTTTGCCCATTACATAATCAATGGTTGAGTTTAAATCATCTGTCGATAATCCGTCATAAAATTCATCTCGTGTGAATTGAAAGTTAAATACTTCAGCAATGTAGTCAACAATCGTATCTAACATTTCAGGGCTAATATTCTTGAAATCAACTTCTTTATTAATCTCTAAAGCACGTCTAAACGCTCTAGCTTTTATAAATGGAACGGTAAAAGTCTTTTCCTCATTGTTTACCAGTAATTTTAATTCCATATTTATCTCTCCTTATATTTAAGTAATAAAAAAGAGATGGGATTTAGCCCCATCTCTCGAATTGTTATTAAGCAGTTGTGAATTTTGTAATGCTTTGTGCAGCCAATTTATTTCCTGCAACATCTGCAACGTTTGTTGTAGCAATTGCCAAGAATGTACTTGTCGCACCTAAGTTTGCACTTGGTGTAAATGTAACAATTTTTTGTGTACCGTCTAGTGATACTGTACCCGCAACTGATGTTCCATCATTCTTCGTTACTAAGAAGTTAGAAGCGTTCACTGTGATTGGTAATAGCGCCTCACTAAACGTCCAAGTGATTGCAGTTGAAACAGCAACCGCTGTAGCATTATTAGCTGGAACCACTGATGATATTGTTGGTGGTGTTGTGTCAGCTGGACCAGTTCCAACAGTTGTAAACCAGTTCGTACCAACCGCTGAAGTATATGTTGGTGAATCTTCATCTGCAATTGATTGCCACATACTGTCAAAATCACGTTTAACAAATGCCCCCTTAATTTTCGGTGTCATTGGTGAAGGTTTTTCTTCCATCGTTTTGTATTCTTGATCTTGCTCAGCAAATTTTCCTTTATATAACCAAACATATCGATATTTACCATTTGATTTAATCGAACGGAAACCTAATGCAACGTAAGGTGGAATATCGGTTGTTTTCTTTTGTAGTACTCCATTTGCAACCGTGTGACCCAATAGAGCTGCTTGAGTTTCAATATCTAAATCCTTCATTTCAATCTCAACGTCAAGTCCACCCATACTTGTAATCGTTTCGCTTGCTCCATCATCTGAATATAAAAAATCAATATTCGATTTTGGATTAATCTTAGCAGCAATTGCACCAGGAACTCTCACAGGTGCACCATACGTCACACCCGATACAGTATCACTTGTTAAAAGTGCGTAATATAAATCTCTAAAACCAATTTGTACTCCAGACATTTAAATTCCTCCTTTAATTTACATAAGAAAAACGGATAGCACAGTGGTAAATCTGTGTATCCGTTTCATATAAGTGAGTTAGATTTAATCTTTTAAATCCATTATTTTCTAAAGCATTCTTCACATCTTCAACTAGATCCATATAGTCATTTTTAGACCAAACATCAACTTGTATGAAGTATCTAGTTTGTTCTTCGTTGTCATCTGAGAATAGATAACCATTTTCGCTATATTGAAAGAAAGTGATGTAGGTCGTTTCATTCCCCTGATACTTTTGAAAACTAACTGGAACATTTAAAGTTTCTAACGTTTCAATAACTAATTGGTTAATACTCATAAGTTAAGTTCCCGTCTAATTACTTCAGCCATTTTATTTTCAACATCACCTTTTACATTATGAAAAGATGGTTCCATAAACGGTTGTGGTTGCATTTTACTCGATCCAAATTCAAGGAACATACCATAGTAAGCATTCCCGGTATGAATTTCAATTTTACCGTTTTTCACATCTGAAACTTTAATATTCTCTTTTAAATTTCCAGTTCTTTCAGGAACATTTGCTATTACTTCTTCTTTTACAATATTAGCTCCTGCATCTAATGCTTTATCTTCAACTTCGTTTACATTATGACCTAATCTTTGAAGTGAATTGATTAGTTCAGTCATACCGTTTAGTTCAACTGACATCAGCTACCACTTCCTTAGCGAATATCGTTAAAGTTTTATTCTCCATTCCATCATTAATTGGATCACCAATTATTAAGTAACTTTTACTAAGATGCTTTACTCTCATATCTGATGTAATATCTGTTCGATATCGGATAATAATCCTTAAATCTGATTCAACTTGATTTTGAGCTGCTGAATAAAATTCTCTAGGGTTAGAGGTTTTAATTGCAGACCAACATGATAATATATCACTCCATACATCTTCATAAAATCCATTTTTATTTTTTACTGAACCGGCATTTTTTTGAAAAGTAATTCTATGTCTAAATGATCCAGAGTTATTATTTGGACTGTATTTAAATGATCGCATTACATTTCACCCTCTAACGAGATTTCTTCAAGTGCACTCTCAATCGCTAAGTTGTTAATCAAGGTTAAAAAATTCGAGTTGAAAAATTCCAAAGCATCATTGTAAACATATCGCGATCTTTCAAAGACAAGTTCTTTAAAACTCTCATCTGCATTAACATTGTAGTACCCACAAACTTTTTTAAGGGCCACATCAGACGCAGAAAGGATGCGTCTTAGGTTTTCATCTTCAAAATCACCCAAGTGCATCCTTTCTTTAAATTCATTTAGAATATCATCTGAAATCATTTACCTCACTCCGTTTCAGAAGGAGTTTTATTCACAGCTTCAATAAATACTTTATTACATTTATTGTCTGTAGTAGAGAGTTGCTCCAATCGACTTTTCGTCGCTTTTTGCCCTTCTTTTGGATAAACATCTCCCTTTTCATAAACATGTCCATCATGCTTTAATTCTTTAAATCTATTTATCACTTTATAAACCACATTAATCCCTCCTAATAATTAAGAAACTCCTTAAAATTAAGGAGTTGGAACCGTAAAGTCGATATCTAAGTCATAAAGTAGAGCTGTCTTATTATCTTTTGGCTTACCGTTAGCGAACTGTTTCATAGTATATAATCGTGCATCTTCAATTGCTAATGTTTCGTCAAACTTGTTAATCTTATATCCACCAGCAATTGCAGCTAAATAAGTATCTTTAACAAAGAACAATGCTTTACCTTCATCAATTTCTTCTGATTCGAGTGGTGTGATGTTATATGGTAATGTAGTCACCCATTGACCATTTGTTGTTTGGATTGTGTTTCCAATTTGCACTTTAATAGCATCAATTGGATTCACTAACATTACTATTTTATTCGCAACTTTTCGAGCTTTATCTTTCGCATCTTTTGATAATGCAACAACTACTCCACCTAACTCTTTTGCAACAACTTCTCCCTTTTCAGAAGGAGCAAACGTTAACGTACCGCTAGAAGTTTTAGCTGTAACAGCCCCAGTTGTTGGATTTACATCCTTCGTTAAACCAATTGGTTCATTTTGCGCTGGTCCACGACCATTTACTAGGCCATATTCTAAACCTACAGAATATGATTCTACTAAGATTGCACGAACATATCGTTCCACATACTCTGGACCAAGTTCTAACATATCCTTTGGAATGACTGCAAAAGCTGTCAGTTTTAATTGTCCAATTTGCTCTTCTCGGAACGCTGCAGAAATTTGACCTTTAATTTCTCCAAATAGAGCTCCCCAAGCATAAGCTTTATTTGCATCAGAATAAATATAACGTGTTACTGCACCTAAATCTTTTAACCCAATTACATCTAGTAAAGGATGTTCGGTTACTAAATCATCAAATACACGATTTTGAGTAGTGACTGGTAAAATTGTATCTTCAGCAAATCCGCCACTTGCAATTACAGCATTAAAGAATTTACGTTCATTTGAAGTTAATACATTTTGACCACGTGCAGCTAAAATCTGTGCATCGTGTACTTCATTACGAGCTTCATTTGTAATGTTTTCAGTTAAATCATTTTGTAAAGCTGTAAACATCTCATTAAAAGCAGTTTCAATTTGTTCATGTGTAGAATTCTCATCCTTCACCACGTTCATATACGCTTGCTTTTTATCTTCAAAGTTTACCATTTTACCATTTACACTTTTTAATTTAATTGTCATGGACAATTACCTCCTAATTTTTTTGTATTAAAAAAAGTGTCGTCGTTTCGTGTTAGACAGCACTTGTTTTTGATTGTTTTTAATTTGATTTAATTCATTTTGCATAGATTTCATTTGAGATTTTAGTTGAGTGATTTCCTCTTCTTTATCATCTATCGATGTCGTTGATGCAGTAGAGGCAGCAAATCCAATTTCAATGGCTTTCTGTGCACTAAACCATGTCTCAGTATCCATCATGTTTCGTATTTCTTCTCTACTGATATTTGCCTTTGTCATGTATATATCAATGATTCCATCTTCAAGATTATCTAAAACATCTGCTTCTTTACGCATTTCTGTTTTAGTACCCCAAACTAAGCTACTAGCTTCGTGTATCATAATCATTGAACCCATTCCCATAACTAGCTCATCTGCAGCCATTGCAATTACAGACGCAGCTGAACACGCCCATCCATCAACATTAATAGTAATATTACCATTATGCTTTTTTAATCGATTGTAAATAGCTATACCATCGAACGCATCCCCACCAGGAGAATTTAGATTAATGATTAGATCACCATCACCTACTGACTTTAATGCATTATCAATATCAGTAGCCGAAACTGAGTCGTCCCACCAACTATCGCCAATTACACCATAAATAGTAATTTCAGTAGCATTGGTCACTTCATTATGAAATGTCTCAAACTTACGTTCAACTTTCTTTAATTGTTCAATGTGTGACTGATTTTTAAACGTCTTTAAAAAATCCTCTTTTGAAAATTTACGCATGATTGCTCTCACCTCCTTCAACTGCTCCAGCAGTTTGATAGTTTTTGGTAATTACAAACTTGTCCAGTTCTGGGTCGTCTGATCGTTCCGCTCCAAACAATTCCCTCACCTCGTTTCTCGTAAATGCACCTGAAGCAACAAGTTTATCTACTGCCTCGGCATTATCGATTAAATCCTTTTCGGTTACACCTTTTACTTCAATCTTACAACCTTTTAGGTAATCACTTTTGTCGATTAGTTTAGAATTTAATTCATCTCCAATTTTCTTAACAAGTGGACCAATACAAAATTTCACATAAGCTTTTATGCTAGTTTCATAATCAGCTAATTCGCCATGAATAAGTACATTAGGGATACCAAGTAT